GTATTGTTGATGCATCTAATCCTGTGTTGTCTCTTAAAAGATTAATCATTCTTTGATTAGTGTACTCTGCTGATTTCATGTACGACTTTATGTCATGGTGCTTACCGTCAACACAGTCAGAAAACTGGTGGGACATTGTGTTGGCATTCTTGCCTATAAAGCGAAGTCCTTTTGTGCCACTTGAAAATATTAAGAAAGCTGCAGACATGACATTGCCAACACCAACAGTACGGATGTTGTGCTTGGTGTATCGCATCATGTCGATGAGGCAGAATGCATCATCTAAATAACCGCCCATGGAATTGACATACATTGTCAGCGTATGGTGGCTGGGTTTATTATTTTCAAATATCAACCAGCGAATAGCGGCATCAACAGAATCAGAATCAATCATGCCACTGAGCACATACGAATTAGAATCCAGTATGCCACGATCAATGACATCGGCTGCACCTAACCCTGCATATGGATCTGCTTGTTCTTCTATATCCTGTTTTATATTTAGCATGGTATGGTAACGTACAAAAGAGTATTGATCGGTACTTGATAAAACATTTCTCCACTATACACGTATTTGTTTGGAACCTCAACTAACGGCGAATCCAACAGAGCTTGAGTGCCACAAACAAATGCATGCGTTTGTTCTTTGTTTATAACTAAAAACACACACGGCATATCCAGTTCAGTAAATTTCTTTTTACGTGCTGGTATTTGCAATGTGTCGTACTGGAAAGTGGGTCCAGACCACACCCGCTTGATCTCGACCTCTGAGTAAAACACTTCCCACCCCGTATTTACAATAAGATCTGCGCCGTAGCGGTCTGGATTATCCTCAACCGTATAACCAAAACTACCCCAATACCTTTTACCCGCTGCTCTAGCAAGTGTGTCATTCTCTTGGTGTAGGTCTTTACTAAACCTTTTCTTTACTGTCATGCGTGATCAATCTCTACTTTAGTTGCACCAACTAGATCTGCATTTATGTCGTACATGGCGTCTGTTACTGCCTCTTGTATGACTTCAATTAAATACTCTGTATTGGTATATGCTGTTGGCATATTGTCCTCATCAAACTCGACATAAAATTTAACTTCTGCTGTAACCATGCCAGCCTCTTACCAATTGGTGCCTTCTGTTTTCTCAAGAAGCTCAGTCATCTTCTCAAGATACCACTTAGCTTTACGTGCATCCTGAATGGGTTTGCCCTTGTGCCACATTCTGATTACGTACTTCAGCACATTGCCGTGACAGTAGTTAATTGTTTCGTATGGGCCTAGTGTGTCTAGGATTACATCGATAGTTTCGTACTTACCGAAGTTGTAATGGGCTGGTTTTTGTACTTCATCCAAACCTTCTTTGTTCTGTTCTTCATAGTTTCTATTGGCAGCAGAACTCCACTCTGATGGAGAAGCATCATCGATAGATGCTCCCTGTGTCTGACGAATGATGTCGCCCAGTGTCTTTGCTTTCATGCTGTCCCCTTTGTCTTAGTCCACTGGTCAAGTTGCACTACGTTATCGGGAGTTAACGATTCTGCTTGATCATTTTCTTCACGAAGCTTTGCCATGTAAACGGATACACGATTAGCAAAAGTTGAATCTGAGTTCATCAGTTGGAAGCAGGCAACCAATCCATTGACCATGTATAGCAAGTCTTCAGCAGACTCAGCCGACAGATCCGGTGAGGGCATGGCGACAATGTTTAAGTTAACCGTTCCATCCCATTTACCTGCTTGTAAATTAGGGCGCACTACCAGTGCAATATCATTATCATTAAGCGGTGCCATCATCTGTCTTCCTTCTATGTGGATAGTTGATAAGTTCAGGGTAAAATATTTTACTACGTGTTTTCTCTTTAAGCCATGCTTCAGGTATTTCTTTATCGGCATAGATAAATCCGTGCTTGGTACACCAATCCCCGTAAGTTGTCTTTGATACTTTTGATAGCCTACGTTTACTACTTTCAAATACAAATCTAATTTCAAGATTCGCATGTTGTTTCTTTACCAGTAAATGCTTACGCCTGTCTTCGGCAGTAAACAATCCTTTGGTTTCAATAATGATTCCATTCTCAAGTATAAAGTCTGGTGTGTACTTTCTGTACTTAAGATCCTCCCATTCGACTTTAACTTTTTCATAAATAAATTTAATGCCAAGTTCCTTGAGTTGATCTTGTATCTTGACCTCAAGTCCACTTCTGTACCCATGCTTCTTGGCAGCATAGAATTGTTTTTTATTAAAGGTCACGAAGCTCTTTAATCTTTTTTGATCTTGACATACGGGACCATCGGCGGATGTTCTGCCCTGCTGACCAATGATGGTCTTTCTTCAAGGTTATCCCAACACGCATATCTGTAGGAACACCATCCACACTCTTTGTCCAACACAAGGTTGCCCGTAGGTTTGCCTCTATAAGTCTCTTCAACAGGTGCGTAACAACGGGTGAATTTATTCTCTTGTAAAGCAGATGCTTTCTCGCCAATCTTCTGTACTTCCGTATCAACATCAAGTCCTGTCGCCGGTACATACTTAAACTCTCCCTTTGCTTTGTTGATAACCCACCATCCCCCTGCCTTTACGTCCATGGCTCTGGCATAGCCTGCAAGCTGTGCTACATAACCAAAGGAATCGTTAGATGCAAGCGTGTCATAATCAACAAACTTATTACGGTAAGACCAATCACTAGCAGACTTAACATCATCTACTGCTCCGTCTATTGATAGATCGGGTGTGCCTTGCACCTCGTACCCGTCCACCTTCAGTGTGACCTTCTCGCCATTGGAATATACAACGCCTGCCTCTGTGAGCAGACCTTTGAATACAGCTTCCACAATATCACCAATCATCATATTCATCAGGAAGTTTGATGACATTGTGGTTGCTTCTTCAGGACGATTCTTTTCAAACCACAACTGGCAGTACGGTCTGCCAGCGTTTGACATACGTAATGAAAACTCTCTAGACTTCTTATCAACAAACTGCCGAACTAAGGCAGCACGTACATCGTCAGTGATCTGATTGATAGTCTTCTCACTGACAGAAGCTTTGCCAGTGCGTACTTCTTCGATGTACTGGTGTACCTTTAATTCGGCAGGATGTTGCATTAAGCTGCGTCCTTTATCTCGACATCAACAAACTCATCCACTAACTCTTCGTCTACATCACCAGCACCATTATCACGTGCTTCATTGAACTGCTTGATGATGTAGTCATTGTAGTTATCAATCCACTGATTGAAGTCAGCGAATGTCTTTTGATCTGCATCTACCAAAGGAATGGCAGAGCTAAGATCAAGAGAAGCAAGAGGTAGGAAATAAGATTCCCCATTGGGAAGTCCCTTTTCTTCTGTATCTAAAGTAATCCAATGCTGGGGCAGTAGGCGATTCTGCTTAGCCATCTGTGTAATAGGGGCACCCATAGTCTTGAAGGCATCCTTATTATCGACTTCCCAAATGAAAGGCAACAGCAGATCTTCCTGCTCTTCGCCTTGTGCATTTAAGACAGACTTCATCTCTACCGTACCAAACAGGACACGAACCCGTTTGATGGATTTAATCAGAGATTGCATATCGGAAGGCAGAGACTTGTAGTCTTCAATCCAACCACTTGGCTTACCACAATTAAATCCACCTTCATTATCCCGAAGGTCAGACTTCAGGTCAAGGGCCATGATGGTTTTAACAAACCGATTCTTATCGCCCTCTTTGATAAACCGCTTGTACATGAACCGCTGATTGAACAGCCGAATACGTACGCTGTTTGAAAACAGTGTAGCTTTCTCTGGGATGTCCAACTTGTACATGCCAGCAGGCACAACTTCTACCTTACGCTTCTTGCCTTTGACTTCGTCTTCACCCATCACGCCAGAGTGATCGATACGTAGGCGTGGCAGGATGGATGATTTCTCTTTCGATTGATCTGCCTGCATACCCATTGCTGCAGCAAGAGCACCAAAGTTTGATTCATTATTTACTAACGCTAGTTGTGACATATATTTACCTTTCTATTAAGCAGCTTTCTGATCTAACCAATTTAAACCTAACTTAGCTTCAAGCAACAGTGGCACATTCATTTCAATGTTCCATCGTTTCTTAATCAGGTTGTGTATCTCATTTTGTACACTCTCAATAATGAGAAGCACTTCCTTTTCTTCGTCAGGGTGAACGTCTATCACGATTGAATCGTGTACTGAATTTACCACCACTGAATGCATCCCGTCAAGCTTATTGTAAATCTCCACAAGAACCAAGGGTACGATGTCTGCAGTGGCAAACCCCTGCACCGGATAGTTCTTAATGGCTGTGAAGTTTGTTACTGTACCATCCCTCCTGCGCTGGACATTCGGGAACGAATACTCCCTGCCACTGGGGATCTTGACCATCCTGTATCCCAGTGCCTGTTTAGCCAACACCTTATGCCACGCAGCTACCCCTTTATATTTTTCCATGAAGTGCTGGTAGTAGGCTGCTTCTGCTGGGGTTCTACCGTATCCAGTGGCTCCGTAGAGAGGCGCAAAAGTATGCGCCTTAGCTTCCTGCCTAGACGTTGTCTGCCCAGCGTCCGTAATAATCTTCGCCGTATACGAGTGTACATCGAATCCTTCCGTTACCTCTTTCATAGCCACAGGATCTTGGGACAGGAAGGCAGCTACCCTAAATTCTAGCTGGGCAAAATCTGCCTCCATAACCTTACCATTATTAAATCTAGACACAAACACTCGCTTGACTGGGAACGTACCGCCACGTGGCATGTTCTGCATGT